CTCTTCGATGATGCCTGACTTAGTGTTGGACTTACACCCCATGCGCTGACCATAGCGCTTGACGACGAACGCAGTAGCGCTCTCCAGTTCCTCACGAGTCATGGGAGTCACCGGCTCGTCGTCTTCCTCTTCGACCTCAGGCTCGTTCGACGGCTCTTCCACGATGCCGATGATGGGGGCGAGGCCGTTGCTCAACTCCAGCACCTCGGCCTCAGGGCGGGTGTCGAAGACGTAGTTGATGTAGTCCTCGTCGTCGTCCCACAGGACGAGCACCTTGCCGTCCACGACCTTGAGCAGGCTCTCACGGGTGTCACGCACCTTGACGACGGACACATGGTCGCGGTCACGCACCATGCTGTGGACGGTCTGGCCCTCAGAGTAGAAGACGGTGAGTTCCATCTCGGTGTCGAAGGCGAACTTGTAGACGGCCTCCACGGACTCGGGGATGTTCACCCCTGCCCATGCGATGGCGAGGGCGTCCCCCTCTGCGATGACATCCTTGAGGCTGGCGGTTACTGCCTCTGACGAACACGGGCCGTTCCCGATGACGATGTGTGTAGCCATGTCTGCTCCTTGTTGCTTGGCGGAGCAGAGACGGTATCAGGCTAGTTACGGGCCTGTCAAGTGCAGGGGGAGGCGTTGTACACGGTCTCCGAATCAGCGTACGTCGTAGAGGAGTAAGCGTAAGACTCAGAGTAACTAATGTAATCGTAGTTATTCTCAGTATTATAAACGCCCTTGTCGTAACCGCTAATGATGGCATGAGCAGTACAAGAAGTACCAGTACCTTCACCGAGACCAGTCCAGATGACATACCCATCGACCACGCCTTGACCGCCAGTAGCCACTGTGTCGGAAGCGGAGCGGAACTTCCAGAACGAGTCGTAGTAGTTATCAATGGCATCCATGCCCGGAACAGCGTTGTAGTTAACAATGCTGTAGTAATCCTGCAAGTTGATGGGCAAAGTCTTCTTAAAAAATGACCCTAGAACAGAACGAGTTCTACCGAAGTCCTCTGTGTACACAGACACGGACTGAAAGGGAACTCCGCTGTTAAATCCACCAAGGTTATCGCCTTGGTTAGACCACTGGAAGTCGCCAGTCCGGTTACCGTCTGGGTTGGACAGCCATCCACCACGGGAATACGAGCCGTCAAAGTACTCTCCTATGCGGTTCCTCTCGGCCAACAGGTACTTCAGTTGGTATCGGTCAACGGACTCCAGATCAACCAGCAACTCCACGATGGCTGGGGTGTATCCATCCACAGCAAGTTCCCCTAAGTTGTCAACTACCTGTACCTGAGCAGCAATGGAGTCTCCCGCCTTAGTCAAACCGTTAGACCAACCCATGATCAACCCACTCTTAGTCGTAAGTCTGACCCACTTCATTGCCTCAGTTCCGATGATGCTGTGAACTGAGAATGTGACTCGGTCTCCCTCACGTACTGGAATTGGGCTTTCAAGCCTAAGAAGCATGTGGGTTACGCCCGAGGATACTCCAGTACCGTTCGGGGTGTAAGTAACAGTGGTGTCTGCAAACTCAGAGTAGGGGTTATAGGTGTAGGTGTTAAACGCAGAGTAGTTGTCGGCGTCTATAGAAAAACCGTTAACAGCAAACTTAATGCTGCCATCTTTCTCGTAGGCAACAATGTAATCACCAACGTCTACCGGTATTCCCTCAAAGGTGCTTGCCGATGCCGCTGTCCAGTACATGCCGGGGGCGTACTCTTCACCATCAAGAGCAGAGGGATACGTAGAGGGAGTACCAGCAACATAGGTGGTGGGGTCGTAGGTTCCACGGTAGATAGACGGGCGAGTCGCCTCGCACTCGTGAGCCGGACGGTCTACGAACAACCCCGTGGCGTTCAGGGGGTCTGAGATGTAGTTAACTCGCTGGGCAAAGAACGATATCTCACGTGAGTCTTGGTCAATCGAAACGTCGCAGGCGGCTAGCGCCCTACCGTAGGTCTCAGTGCCGCTCAGCGTACCCTTAGAGCGGCGCATATAACCCACATCGTCGAGCAAAGCGCGAAGCCTATCGGGGTTAATGTAGTTAGTGCGGTAGCCGATACCAACGGTGGACGCGATGGCGTTTAAGGTTTCAGTGTTAGATTCGGCAGGATCTTTTGAGACCATCAAGTAATCAATAATCGTCCTGAGCCTGTCCAATTCAAAACCAAATATTGACAGGAACTTATACAGGGGACCTACCTTGTTACCAACCGGCAATGACCCTAGTTCAGTTATGGCGTAATCAGAGTTAGGGTCAACTAACTCTCCCTGCCTAGCATCTAAGTCGCGATAGTACTGAGGAAGTCTTTCCCACAAGAAGTTAACAGATCCATAGTTCTTGGGAACTAACACCTCAATACTGGCTACCTTCTCATAGAAGTCAGTGCCAACAGTGTTTTGGTAACGCACAAACAGGGTGTAATACGCCCATTGTCCTTGAGGTAAGTCAAGGTGCTCGTAATCAAAAACATCAGCAGACTGGGTAAGGACGTTACCTGAGGCAATGGTTTCCGGTGAACCAATGGGGGAGTACACGAGAACGGACTGCGTTGCTACCGTCTCTGTACCAATGTCCTCTACTAAAGGCATCTCCCAGTTCAGAGATACAACCCCGTAAGCAGGGGAGGTGGCCTCAATAAAACTCTCAACAAACTCGTTAGGAGCGATCTGGTAGTTAGTGGACTTGAGGTACTGGTCTGGATCTCGTGCCTCGTCGTAAACCCACGGAACCGATGCCGCATTACCAGCAGAGGCAGCGGTGTTATAGGTATCTACGTCATAACGTAGGTACGAACCCCTGTCGATGACAGAGCGACGAAGAGTAAAAGATACAAGAGCCATTATGTACTGGTAATACCGCCGACAACAGTTACGTTAATAGTTCCTTTCTTAGGAATACTCGTACTGCCTACTTCGATATTGGTCTCAACGGCTGATCCGCCATCCTCATCAAACAAGGTGACGTTGGCGTAATCGACTCCGTACTGATTAATCACTGTCCTATATACCTTACCCAAAGACAGTTTTTGTCCGAAAGAAACTTGATCGAACTTGAATAGGTTGTCTAGCGCCTCTTCAACAGCCGTCTTAACAAAGGAAGCAACAGCCGTGTCTGTTACGTACACAGTCACATCGATATTTATCGGAGTCCATGTGATCGTCGGGGCCGCTACTACGTCAACACCCAGCAGGGCGTACGGCTGGATGAAACTCACCACCGCAGACTGTGTGTCGCTACTAACCGTCTGAGAGGTGTCAGAAGTCGTCAAATAGTCGTGCGAGCGGTTCACCTGAGCGAAGACGGTAACGCTTGCGTTACCAGCCGACGCGCCACCGGCTGGGTTGGGAGTGTATTCGATGGCGGCTTTCGACACACCGTCCACGCCAAGGGCGAGGTTGATGAAGTCAGCCTCAGTGACCGCCCTGTTCTGAGCGGTAGCCAATGCCGGGATAGACGACTTCATAGAGACAATGCTTTCCTCGTTAACGCCTCCCGTAAATGCTGTCGAAGAGGTGATGGTGATTCCAGCAGGGGTGGTGTCTCTGAAGGCGGTGATGGAGTTCGCGGGCAAGTTGCCGTCGGCACCGCTTGAATATGCATACAAAGCGGTAATGGTGGAGCCGGACGGTGGGATGAACCCACGAACATTGGTACCGAACACCACCTGAGTCAGGCCGTCCGCCGTGGTCCTGAGAGTGTACACACGGTCTCCTGAAGCGGCGTTGGAGAGGCGGGTTACCCTGCGGTACTCAGTTGGAGTAATGCCGTCCTCATAGACCGTGATTACAACGGAGTCGTGGACAACATCCTCATTGACCAGCGTATAGCGCTGGCTAGACAGTCCACTAGCCGCACTAGTGAGGGTTTCGGCAGGAGAGATAACAAGTGAACCTTCGCGAACTACCGCAGTAATGCTGCTATTAGCAGGTACGGTATAAGACGAAGGAATGTACGCCTGATACGTACGGTTGTCGTAACGAGCAACAAGGCGAGTGTGCTTAGCAATAGCAACATCCGTGTCGCTACTGTTAGACAGTACCACGGTGGACTGAGCACTAGTGCGACCACCCGGCTCATAGTCAAGAAGGTTGGCGAACGCCAGCACCGACTCGCGCTGGGTGGCTGTCGGCAACGTGGACTCACCAGCGGCACGGTCAACGTAGTAATGGATAACGTCTCCCATGCTAGCCCACAGGTCCACGAGGACCATGCCAAAGTCAGAGGGGTCGCGGTCAGTCCACTCAGGGGCGACTCTGGAGGCCCGTGCCAACAGGTCGGTCTTGATCGTGCTGTAATCTCGGCTTGAGTAGTCAAAGGCCATTAGAGCGGACTCTCCTCGGTTAATGACTCAGTTATCGTAAACGTGAGAGTCTTAACTGGGCTGAGGGGGAGAGCGTAGTAAACAAAAACCTGAGCGACACTCTCGTCAATAGGGTCTTGCTTAACCCTAATGTCGTGAATAGTCACCCCACTAACACGCCTGTGAACCTCAGCAATAGCATCCAGTTTAAAGTCAGACTCTATTAATTCATCTATGGGTTCAAATAGTAATCCCCGTATGCCTGCTCCGTAGTTTGGAACACCAAACCTCTCGTAAGGGCTGGTGGTTAGTACATCAATGATCTTCTGTCTAGCAATAGCATCATAGTCAGTTGTTGCCGCTACTTTGCCTCCAGAGAACCTGAATGGCACAGATATGTTTTTCATCTGTTACCTCAGCCAAACATAGCGGCGAAGGTCTTGGGGCCTACTAATCCATCAACCGTAAGACCGTTGGCCTTCTGCCACTCCTTGACACGACGCTCAGTGGCGGGGCCAAACCAGCCGTCTGGCTTAGCCCCAACAACTTCCTGCACCTTCATAACGACGTCGCCACGGCTACCGCGCTTCATAGTT